GCTAGAAAAAAATCCACCGCATCAGGTTGGATAAGTTTCAATGCAGTTTGTTGTCAGCAAAACGGGCATAAACCCGATCGCAGAGGACGCGGTGGCATAAAGTTTACTGAACAAGATTGGGTCTATCACTGTTTCAATTGTGGATATAAAACCAATTTTGTCTTAGGCAGGCCAGTGAGTTTTCGTGCTAGAATGTTGTTGACTTGGTTGGGTGTTAGTTCGGAAGAGATAGAAAGAATAAATCTAGAAAGTCTACGCCATCGATCTGTATTTGGTATAATTTCCGAAAGATCTTTACCAACTCAGGCACCAACATTTATCACCGATTGCGAATTACCCGAAGGTGCATGTTTGATCACTGCTGAGCACAAAACACAATGGCAATATCTTAGATCAAGATCTGTACCGGAAGATATACCAGTTCTGTCAGTGATAGATGAGAAAGCCTATGGTTGGAGACCCAATGTCATTGTGCCCTTTACTTGGAACAACAATATCGTAGGATGGACAGCCAGAATGCTAGATGATCGACGGCCAAAATATATCACAGACAGTCAGCCTGGATATGTATTTGGTTGTGATTTTGTTAAAAACACTTGGAATTATGTCATAGTAGTTGAAGGAATTTTTGATGCGCTATCAATTGGTGGATTGGCAATCATGCATAATGATATCAATCAACAACAGGCACAATACATCAAAAGTCTTAACAAGTCTGTGATTTTTGTTCCAGACCAAGACCACACCGGTCTAAAAGTCTGTGATCGAGCACTGGAATTAGGTTGGGCAATCAGTATGCCACCATGGCCTAATACAGTAAAGGATGTCAATGATGCAGTAAAATTATATGGCAGATTAGGTACTATGGCACAGATTATGCAATACAGTGAGCACAGTAAAATAAAAGTGCAATTGGCCAGAAAGCAAATAATTAAAAGACTAAACACCACAACATGTTAAAAGACTACAGTATAGACATACAAAAATTGTTTTTGGAAATGATACTGCAAGATGCAGAATCATATGTCAGAATTCAAAACATCTACAATGCTGAAAACTTTGATCGTAGTCTTAGACCCGCTGCTGAATTTATACACAAACACAGCCAGCAATATCACACATTGCCCAATTATGAGCAAATTGCTGCAGCAACAAATATAAAGTTGCAGACCATAGAGGGATTAAATTCTGGACATTATGAATGGTTTTTAGAAGAGTTTGAAAACTTTACACGCAGACAGGAACTAGAAAGAGCCATTCTTAAAAGTGCTGATTTGCTAGAAAAAGGTGAATATGATCCTGTAGAGAAACTCATAAAAGATGCAGTACAGATCAGTCTGACCAAAGACATGGGCACAGACTATTTTGAGGATCCACGAGCTAGACTATTGAAAATTAAATCCAATAATGGTCAAGTCACAACAGGTTGGCCTACCTTGGATCGTAAACTTTTCGGAGGAATGAATCGCGGCGAACTACAGATATTTGCCGGCGGTAGTGGCAGTGGTAAAAGTTTATTCATGCAAAATATTGCTGTAAATTGGATATCAGCAGGCCTTAACGGTGTTTATTTAACACTGGAACTCAGCGAAGAACTTTGTGCAATGCGTATAGATTCCATGGTGGCCAATGTCAGTACCAAAGAGGTTTTTCGAGATTTAGACAATGTAGAAATGAAAGTCAGAATGGCTGGCAAAAAATATGGTCGTTTAAGAATTAAGTATATGCCAGCACAGAGCAATGTCAATCAAATCCGTGCATACTTGAAAGAGTTAGAAATACAGACCAATCAAAAAATAGATTTTATCATGGTAGATTATTTGGATTTGATTATGCCAGTCAGTGCCAAAGTCAGTCCCAATGATTTATTTGTTAAGGACAAATATGTCAGTGAAGAATTGCGTAATTTAGCCAGAGAACTTAATATTTTAATGGTCACAGCATCGCAGTTAAATCGTAGTGCAGTTGAGGAAATTGAATTTGATCACAGTCATATTTCTGGTGGTATCAGTAAGATCAATACAGCAGATAATGTCTTTGGTATTTTTACCAGTAGACAAATGCGCGAGCGCGGCAGATATCAAATACAGTTAATGAAAACACGCAGTAGCAGTGGGGTTGGGCAGAAAATCGACCTCGAATTCGACATAGAAACTCTGCGTATTAATGATATCGGAGACACAGAAAACGAGCCACAGAGACCCAGTGCTAGCATTTATGAAAGCTTAAAAGCACAGAGCCGTGTCAGCAACGACAATACCGAAGTTGAAAAAATTACTGCTGATGTACAAAGCACCAAACTCAAAGACCTATTAAATCGTATCAAGCCCACTGCATAAACAAGATCCATTTTTTTCTTTTTCAATAAATAATAAAAAGGATATTTAGAAAAAAATGCAAAGACGCACAAAAAGTCTACTCGATGAATTAGATAATTTGTATAGCGATCAAAACGATGCTAAACTAGTCATTGAAAGTCGTGCTAACAATGTGCTAGCCAGTGCAATTAATCTAATGGAACAGATAGACCAGTGTTTCCCGCCGGATCAAGCGGAAAATCTCTGCAGAAAGTTTTTAAATGCCATAAGAACTAGAGACATTGATAGGTTCAGCAGAACTGTTAGGAAAACTGATGCAAGTTCATGAAATAACTCAACAGCCCGTAAATGAGGGACTTAGAGATATAGCTGCTGCTATAAAGAATCCTATTGCTGCAGCAAAGGCAACAACACAGGGTGCACCGGGGACAAGTCTGTCATCGAGAATCGCTGCTGTAAAAGCCGATAAAAAAATCAAGGATCTAGCAGATAGGACATACAATGCTTGGAAAAATTATATCTATAGAGTTGAGCAAAATTTAGATCCTAAAGATCTTCCTGCTTTTAGAAATCGCAGTGATGGCAGATATCGTAAAGACCTTGAAGCGTGGGTCAATGCTAATCTATCTAGGGGGCTTTATCTTCCTAATTCCACAAATGCCGGGCAAATTAATACTGTCATGAACCAACTCAGTGGAACTGTGCAACAACCCCCTGCACAAACACAACAGCAAACAACACCACAACAACAAACACAACAAAGACCACAGCAGAATCCAGCTGTAAATGCCGTTAGGAATAGTCAACCCATTTCAATAGGTGGACAAACTATACAGCCAGGCACACCGCAATATCAACAAATTGCACAAAGACTGTCAGGTTTAATACCCGAAAATATCAATGAGGCTATTAGTCAAAGCCAAGAAAAAACACTATGGCTGCAACTTATTACTTTGATAACATTAGCTCAACAGGATGTACAAAGGCAACAGCAGCAACAACAGGCGGCTGCTCAGGCTCAACCTGCGACAAGCCAACAGTATGCACAATTAATACAGCAATTGTTAGCAAATCAAGGTATTAGCCAAAGTACCACAGGCACATTAAAAACTGTCCTGGCCAATATCAATCAACAAGGACAAAATATTCGTAGTACAGGGAATCCAACCACAGACGGATTACTGAGATTACTGGGATTTTCAATAATATGAAATTAATAGAAGGTGGTAATGTCTTTAAAGACAAACAAGGCCAGGCTCTGTCAAGAAGAATTTTGCAAAAAGAAATTGCCCCGACTATAAACTGGCTCGAAGCTCTGACAGGGTTAAATTTTACCAAGGATCTGGACTCTGATAAACTACCTTCCAGATGGTTGGGCAGTACAGGGCGTAAAGCGGATTCGGGGGATCTAGACTTAGCAGTGGATTCAAAACAAATAAGCAAACCTGAACTTAAAACAAAATTAGATAACTGGATAAAATCACAGGGACAAGATCCCAAAAATTGGGTCAGACTGTCCGGGGAGGCCGTGCATTTTCTTACACCTATTCAAGGCAATGCAGAGAATGGTTTTGTACAGACTGATTTTATGTTTCTGGACAATGTGCCTTGGGGAATTTTTTGGCTAAGCGGCGGCAGAGACAGTAACTATAAAGGCCTTTATAGAAATATCTTAATGAGCAGCATAGCTAAATCTCTTAACATGAAAGCCAGCAGTAAGGGTATAATTGATAGATCAACTGATCAAGTCTTAACAATGAACCCCAATGATGCCGCGAAAGTGTTATTAAATCCCAATGCCTCTGCTGAAGATTTTAAAACTGTAGAAAAGATCTATGCAGCTTTAACTAGAGATCCTTCAAGAGATAAAAAATTAGCTGATTTCAGAGAATATCTAGCCAGAGATGGACTGTCAGAACCAGGGATAATGCAAGAAAATGAAGTGCATTTTCTTGCTAGATTGCGTGACAGAATAGTCAATAAAGGTATGACAGCTCTAGTAGAAGAAACACTAGAACCAGCACCAGTGGGCGGTCGTGCCAAAGGTATCGAACATCTTGAAGATTATGTGTTTAGAAAAGGCACAGCCGGCATTCAACAGGCCTTGGATATTGTTCGGCAAACTGCTGATACTCCTAAAGAAACTATTACAGTTAAATGGGACGGTAAACCTGCAGTGATATTCGGAAGAAAACCCGACACAGGAGAATTTGTCTTAACTGATGGGTCGGGTTTTGATGCCAAAGGCTATGATGGTCTAGCCACAAGCCCTGCTATGATGGCACAGATACAAAATGCGCGTGGTACCGGCAGAGAAAATCTTATTGCTATTTACAGCAAATTATTTCCTGTTTTAAAGGCTGCATTGCCAGATGATTTTCGTGGATATGTCAAGGGTGATTTGCTGTATTGGGATACACCACCCGAAATCAATGGTGCATATGAATTTCAACCTAACGAAGTCAAATACAGAATACCTGTCACAAGCCCATTGGGGCAGCGAATAGGTAATAGTAATATAGGCCTGGCAGTTCATTCATTTTACAGTGACCAAGGACAACCAAGACAACCTTTACCAAATGTAAATTTTCGTCCTGTATCTGGGTTGTTGCTGGAAAAACCAGTCAGTCTCGACACATTAGTGCCCGAACAAAAACTGATAAAACAACTGCAAAAGATCATTACAAAAGATGGCGCCGCTATCAATACTTTATTAAATCCTGTTGAGTTGAGATCAAATAAGATCACTGATTTAGCAAGATTAGCGGTAGATTTTGTCAATACCAAAGTAGGACAGGAGTTAGATAGAAATACTTTGGCAACAGAATTTTTGCAGTGGTTATCTGCTAATGTAACACCAAATAAATTTGCCAACATTATAAATTATTTAAAAAGTAATAGAACTAATGTCAATGGTTTAGCAGCGGCATTTGAAGCATTTAGCTTGTTGCATGATCTCAA